CAGCTGCTACACCTATATCATCAATACCGAGTGTAAGGGTACCGCTTTTAAATTCTTTTACAATCTCAGCAGCACCATCATCTGCATAAAGAGTTGCCTCAGCAAGCTCAACGGAAAGTTCTGCACTGATTGCTTTTGCCAGCGGTTTCGGTGTTTCATAGGTTTCATCACCGTTTATGTCTTCAGTGATTTTTGCATAATAAAGCCTATCAAGACCTATCGTAGCCATTTCTTATTCCTCCATTTCCAATTGAAATTCATATGATTTAGCCACATCTATGGCATAATGGTGATAATCGGTATCATCCTCATGTCCAATGTACCGACGGTCCGTTATAGTAAAATCCGCACCCAAAAGAGTGCGGACAATAGTGTTTTTTATAGTTGTATAATTTCCTTTTACAAATAAGGAAAGTCTAGCTTCCTGTACTTCATATCCTGGTGCATTATCAGCATGAACTTCGAATAAATCAATAAGTGGTGTAATTACAATATAAATATCAGGAGGAACACCAGAAAACCGTCCTGTCTCTACTGGAATATTGCACATATCTGCAATGAATTTGAGTTCATTTAATATACTCATAAGTTTTCTACCTCCTGCTCAAACCTTTTCTTCATAGCGTCAATACATGCTTTTCTTGACGCACTTCTTGCAGGCTTTAAAAATGGTTTTGGTGGCTGACCTGATTTTCCATATTCAATAATATTGGCTATCTTGGCATTACTTTCGCCATTTCTTCGTGGCTCCTTGAAACCCACCTTCACGTTAAAATTTCCATTCCTATCTACTTTTGCCGGAGACAGTCCCAGGGAATTGACAAGCTCACCAGTAGACCGACTTTTCTCTTTTGTTCCACTACCAACTACAGCTTTCAAATTTGACATTACCTTTTCTAAAACAATTTCTCCGCCTGACTCAAGTACTTTTGGAATAATTTCATCCGTCTTTTCTCCCAGTCTTGATAGTTTTAGAAGGAACTCCTCAGGCATTTTAACTTGTACTTTAGCCACTTGACCCCACCACCTTTTTTGCCAAAACTTCAATATACATGCCTCTGCCTTTTACATCTTCAACATTTGTAATCTCATAACGACCATCACTACACACAATCACCGTATTGGTAGACACCTCAACATCAGGTATCTTACGAAAGCAAAACAGAGCAGTCGCTTCAGAAAATACTGCTCGATTGGCCCATTTTTCATTACCATGACGTTCTTCTTTATAAGCACGAACAGAAGCAAGGATGATATCCTTAGATTTACCGAAACCTTCACTGTCTCTCGTTGTTTCAACGGATATGATATCAATAAAGGTGTTCATCTTACCAAAACTCATACTCTACACCTTCCAATCTCGGTCAAGTCTAAGCAGTAAATTTACAGTGTTCCAAACTTGTTGGCTTGCCTGGACGTTATCAGCAAAAAAGCCGCCAGTACTGCCATCTCGACTTTCATAGAAGTGAGATGATAACATGATGACGGCTTGCTCTGTAGTTGGTGGCATTTCATTTTCAGAATAATGTCCTTCTGGTAGATGCTGATAACTCTCGGCATAAGCGATAGCGGTGTTGATATACATTTGAAGAAGCTCATCATCGCGTTCATGCTCGAGAATTAAGTTAGCTTTTACTTTTTCAAATAGAGTCATAACCGTCACCATCCTTTTTTTAAGGCGTATCCGCAGTCATGATTCCTGCGGCTTTAAGCTTACTTAGTAAGGCATTAAAGTCTGTCACCAAAGCTTCTACAGTTTCCGCAGTACTTGCTGGTTGATTATCAAGAACAGGGAGCCCAGTTACTTTGGCTCCCTCTTCAATTACAAGCTCTCCACCTATAACTGTCTTTTCCCCGCCTTGTTCGGTGTAGTTCTTTGCGTTATAGCTCATCATTTACACCTCCCATTAAGCCTTCTGCTGAAGAACTTTGATGGCTTCAGGTAAGATAAGCTTTCCATCTACACGCTGGCTCGCAAGGAAACCAACCTGCCCTGTGGTTGCAAAAAGCTCGTTTAAACGTTTGAAAGAACGTCCCTGTCTATCGGCAATCCAATAATATCCGAAATCACCGAAGGCAATAGTTTTAGCTCCAGCTTCAATAGTAGGAGCATAAGCTGAAGTATAAACCGGACGATTTAATAAAGTATCTGGAGTACCTGCTGTTAAAGAAGGCTGCCACAGATATTGACCTTGACCGTCTTTCAGCTTACGGATTGCCTTTACTGTTGCATCATTCATCAGGAATACCGCGTTCTTTCTATATGGCGCTTTTAATGAGTAAACAAGATCGATAATCTCATCTGCAGTAATAGCAGTTGCAGACCCTGCTGTCACTCCAAGCTGTGCTCCGCCTGTCGCGTTGAAAATACCAGTAGGTTTTCCATCTCCGTCTCCAACTAAAAAAGCTTCTTCTTCCTTAGCACCGATTCTACGGGCAAATTCAGTGGAGATATAATTCTCCAGATCAAATACACTGTCATTGAGAAGTTCATCAGAAACTTTAATCATTGTACCCAGCTTGTAAGCACCAATAGATGTCTGACCGAATACAGAATCACTCTCATCAAACTCCTCACCTTCGTCAAGCCAAGCAGCTGTGCCTTTGGTCACCACAACCGGGATTTTACGATCACCACTTGAAGTTTGAATAATCTTTGCAAGTTTACGGAATACATTCTCTTCCTCAAGAGTTTGAACCAAGGTGCGCTCAAATTCATCAGGAACAAGGTATCCTCCCTCAGAATCAGTGCCTACAGATAAGGCGTTTAACACATCATGACGAGGGTTTTTGCTACGCATTACGTTCCAGAATGCTTTCCTATATTCATCACTGGCTCTTCCGGTCTTTGTATCCATCCCTGGAACAGCTGGCTTTCCAGTAAGAGGCATATTTACTGGCTTATTAAGCTCTGCTTCAAGAGCCTCTTGACGTTCCAATCTTGCTATTTCCTTACCGAGATTAATAATGTCTTCTTCCATTTTGTCATAGGTTGCTGCATCTTCTGCGGATACAAGCCCATCACTACCACGCTTTGAATCAAGAAATGCCTTTGCTGCTTCCCATGCTTTTGCGCGTTTTTCACGCAGTTCAAGAATTTTACTCATTTTTATTCCTCCTAATATTTCAATAAATTAAGCCGCTCATAAAGCGGCTCTACTGACTGTTTTACAACTGGTTTTTGAAGTTTATTCATTAGTGAATTGGTCACTGCTCTTCTGCTGAATACAAAGCTGTCTTGTAGTGAACTCTCTCCTGGTTTGAACATAATGTCATCTGCAAAACCAAGCTCAACTGCCTTATTGGCGTTTAGCCAAGTTTCAGCATCCATCAGGTGCGACAACCTTGTTCTAGATAAGCCGGTTTTAAGCTCATATGCATTGATGATGCTCTCTTTCACTTCATCAAGCATTTGGATTGCTTTTTGCATCTCCTCACTATCGCCAATAGCTATGGTAAAGGGATTATGGATCATCATCAGTGAGGTAGGAGACATTAAGACTTCCGTCCCTGCCATAGCGATGACAGAAGCAGCTGATGCAGCAATACCGTCAATCTTTACAGTGACGTTTCCTTTATAATCCATTAGCATGTTGTATATCTGAGATGCTGCAATACAATCACCACCAGGAGAGTTAATCCAAACTACTATGTCTCCTTCACCACTCATTAGCTCTTCTCTAAAAGCAGCTGGGGTAACATCATCCTCAAACCAACTCTCCTCGGCAATTGCACCGTTTAGATAGAGGGTTCGTGTCTGTGTATCTGTGTCGCGAACCCAATTCCAAAATTTCTTCATTCAGGTTTTCCCTCCAATCCTTCTTTATTTGCGAAAATACCCGCATCTTCAAGTTTGGTCATATTGCCATTGATTAGATATAAATCTCCTCCAAGCTCTGGTGGGATTCGATCAAGGTTCTCAAGCTCCCTAATATCATTGGCACTCATCCAGCCGTTCTGTCTCGCGGTTGCATACCCATTCATTCGAGAAACATAATCACCTCGAAGCAGTCCATCTACATTGAACTTGGCAAAATAAAGTTTCTTTTCATCTGGCCTTAAAAGTGCTCGGCTGATGGTCTGCTCCCAACGAATCACCCAAGGATCTAATGTGTATTTCACAAACTCCAGTGACTGTTGCTCAATATTAGAAAAGCTCGATTTTTCCAAGTCTCCTACCATATGTGGAGGTACGCGGAAAATTCGAGCGATTTCATTAATCTGAAATTTTCTTGTTTCTAAGAACTGAGCTTGTTCTGGTGAGATACCAATAGGCTGATACTTCATTCCTTCTTCAAGCACCGCTACACGATGAGAGTTACTGCTTCCCTGATAGGCTGCATTCCAACTATCCCGTACTTTTTGAGGGTCTTTAATGGTACCTGGATGCTCAAGTACCCCTCCTGGAGCAGCTCCGTTAGCAAAGAATTTAGCTCCATATTCCTCACAAGCAATTGCCATACCTATAGCATTCTTAGCCATTGCAATCGGCGAATAGCCCACTAGTCCATCAAAGCCTAAGCCAGGTATATGAAATACATCACTTGGTCTAAGTGTGACTGTCATACCTTTCATCGTAGGTGCTTCATCAGAATACTTAGTATAAGTATAATAAAGAGCGCCACTGGAATCCCGATCCACCGACATTCGATTAGGCATTAACGGATATAGTGCTATGACTTCGCCTTTGCCATTTCGAATAATTTGTGCATAGGCATTACCCCATAATAAAAGATGAGTCATTAACGTTTCTCGGAAAACGAAAGAACTCATCTCTGGATTCGGCTCATCATGTAATAAAAAATACAGTGGATGAGAAAGTGCTTTCTCCTTACCACCGCTATCAGTGTATTTATATAGGTGTAGGGGGAGCCCTGCCACAGCCTCTGCAAGTATTCTTACGCATGAATAGACCGCTGTCATTTGCATTGCTGTATGTTCGTTTACAGGCTTACCGCTGGTTGTTCCACCAAAAAAGAAGCTGTAATTGCTTCCTGTGGTTCGATTTTGCGGCTTATCACGTGCTTTGAAAATATTAGAAAACAATCCCATCTGCATCACTCTCCTTTGCTACAAAATAAGAAGCCCTCGACCGTCATAAACAGAGTTACCTGTTCCACCTTTGCGGATTGCTCGGTCAAGAGCCATAATGGTAGCCACAGCTCCATCTATTCTTTCAGTTGATTTTTCTTTATCCGGCTTGATATTTCCAGCAGGATCAGTACGAATAAAGATGTTATCCATCATCCATCGAAGCACCGGATGACCACCATGCGCCAGTTTCTCTTCCAAGGTAAGCTTCATAAGCTCCTTCGTTGGCGGACTCATATCTTTAAAACCTTGACCGAAAGGAACTACTGTAAACCCAAGGTTCTCTAAGTTTTGTGTCATCTGTACAGCTCCCCACCGGTCAAAAGCAATTTCTCGAATGTTGTACTTTAAGCCCAGCTCTTCGATAAAGTTTTCGATGTAACCATAATGCACCACGTTTCCTTCAGTGGTGTGTAAGAACCCCTGCTTCTCCCATACGTCATAGGGAACATGATCACGCTTTACCCTTTGGTCCATGTTATCTTCTGGAATCCAGAAAAAAGGGAG